TTGCCATCGGCCCAGATCCGTCCCACCCGCAGGATTTCTCCCTCGCAAAGGGCAATCGCCAGGCTGACCGAATAGCTGTATTCATTGACTTTCGGCTTCGGGGCCCCCTTGCCCGTGCGGCGTCGGCGCACCGTTTCGGTGAACTCCGTGGCCCAGATCACCTGCCCACCCACCCGCATCCGGCCCCAGATCTGGCCAATCGCCCCGCCTTCGCCTGCGCCGGTCAGGCGCAGCCGGTCGATGCGGCCGACATCCACCGGGTCCGAACCGCTGCCGAGCACCCGCTGATCGATCGCGCGGCCAATCGTCGCCCCGACGGCGCGGCCGATGACGGCTCCCGAGAGACCCAGGACGGTCCCGCCAAATCCCGCACCAACCGCAGCACCGGCGGCGGACAGAAGCAGTGTGGCCATTCACTTGGCTCCTTCTGGAAATGTGAAACGCGCCGCGATGCGGCGCTGCCAGGGCAACGAAAGTGATGTCTCGATCACTCCATAGCCGGTGTAGGAGTGGATAAAGCGCGGATGCGCCCCGGTTTCGGACTGCAGGCCAAGATGCTTGGCAATGCCACCCTCCCGCATCCGGAAAAGGAGCACATCGCCAACATCCCCAGCACCTGTCGGCTTTGGAACAAGCCAACGTTCAGCGGCCGACAGCAAGACCTCCTGCCCGGAAGGCTCTGCCCAATCGGCCGTGTAGGCGGGAACCGGCTCCGGCTCTTCGCCATGCATTGTCCGCCACACCCCACGCAGCAGACCCAGACAATCCGTGCCGGCCCCCCTGACACTTGCCTGGTGCAGATATGGCGTCCCGATCCAAAGCCGTGCTTCGCCAATCGCGCGCTCGCCGATCCTCATGACCCGCTCCCACCGACCCGGCGCGCTCCGCCATTGGGACGGTCCGGCACCGGATAGGACGCGAGCCAATCCTCGCCCGGGATATGCGGAAATCCACGAAAATTCATAAAGTTGGCGAACTTGGCCTGGCACATGCCCTGGGTCTTGTCACAGCCTGCAAACACATGCACCAGATCGCCCGCGGCGACCGGCGCGCCCAGCGATTGCCATAGCTCAATCCGCCGAAGCGCTCCCGCCTGCCGGTCGATCTTGACGACGCCAACCAGGCCCTTCGCCGCGCCGGTCGTCACTGTGAACCGACCGCCTTCGAACCAGCGGTCGTCAAAACTCGCGACGTTCGAGAACAGGAAGACCCGTCCGTCTTCCTCAGCCGCCACAGGAATCTCGACCGCGTAGCTGGGCTGGTCCAGATCGAACCGACAGCGCCCGTCCCCCAATACGGCCGAACATCCGGGCGTGTAGGCCATGCCGTGCGGACGATTCAGAAGCTCGGTCAACCCGCGAAGATCCGCCTTGAAACTGCCGCCAACCCGGGAAATCTCGCCCAGATGCCCGCGAAACTGCGCGATAGAATCTTTGGGCTCGGTCCAGTTCACCAGATAGGCGCGGACTTCCGCACCATCGAACCGCCCCGCCAGCAGATCATTCTCGGTGATGGCCGTCGCGCTCAGCGCACCGAAGGCTTCGGTGTTGTCGACCGACAGGCCCGTAGTCTGCTGGAGAGCCCGGGCCGTCATGCCGGTATCGGCCCGACACCATACGCCATCGACAAGAAGATCCCGGTCATGATCGGTAAATCCAAGCACCACCCCGTCGCGGCGGCTGACCGTCCAGGCCCGGCAGACTGTGGTTGACCCGGTGGCAAGATGGGCAAAAAGGGATTCCTTGCTCAAAGGCGCACCTCCACGACCGGAACCGAAGGGACGTCGCCCGCGTGAAACGATGCGACCGAAGTCTGAATGGTGTCGGTATCGAACCGCACCGGCACATCGAACTCGAAACCCGCCGTGACCCGGGTTCCCAGATCGGGCGCAAGCATGAAGGTTACTTCTCCGGTCTCCGGATTGACCGAGAACTCAAGCGCTTCCGCTTTCGGATCATCGGCAACCGCCACCACCACGGTTCCTGCGACAGGCTTGCGGATCGGCCGGGTATAGCTTTGCAGACCCGAGAGATAGGTCTTCTGCAGCTGAAACACCTTGGTGGATCCGTCCCCGGTTCCGATCAACTGGTCGTCAGAGGCCGGGGTCGCCAGCGGCGCGCAGGACTTGAAGTCGGACCAGTCCTTCCAGCGAAACCCGTGCAACTGACCGGCCCGGGCCTCGAAAAACGCGATCAGCGTTTCAACGTCGTTCAATGACCGCAGGCCCACCCCGGCATCGTAGCGCCGCCGCGAATGCGCCCAAGGCGTATTGCGCTCTTCAAACCCGTTCGCCAGCGTGACGATCTCCGTCCGCCGTTCCGGCCCGCCGACAGATCCGAAGCTCAGGTTCGCCGGGAAGCGTATCTCGTGAAATGCCATGGAAATTCCTCACCGATTGCGCTGACCGCGCGAAAGCGCGCGGCTGACCTGGGCGGCGACCTGGCTCTGGCTGCGCTGGAAGCCCTGGACGTCCGGCGTGGTGATATTCATCACCACGTTGACCGCCCTGCCCCCGCCCGCCTGCACGCCGAGCCGCCCATCCGGCCCGCGTGCCAGAGGCATGATGGCCTCGGGCCCGGCCTCGCCCATCAGGCCGCGCCCGCCCCGCATCGGGAAGGTGGTGGGCGACCCCACGATCCCGCCTTTGGCAAACGGCATCACCTTGCCCTGACTGAAGGCCCCGCCATTGGCAAAGGGCATCCCCGCCCCCATCACGCCCGCCACTCCCTGCGCCAGAAGGCCGCCCAGCGCGCCTGTCACGGGCTTGATCGCGATGGAATAGACCGTGTCGACAATGGTATTCGCGACCGACTTCAGCGCGTCGTTCAGCTTCATCCCGTCGAAAACCAACCCGTCGAAGGCCTTCCGCAAGCCCCCGCTGATCCCGCTCGACAGCGTGTTCACCTCGCGGCCGGTGAAGATCATCGTCTCCCGCATCCGTGCCAGTTCCCCGTCGAACGCCGCCACCATCGACACCGAAGAGCCCATCTGCGCCTCAAGCGCCTGAAGCTGCTCCTGCATCGTTCCGATATCCGCCATCGCCCTGATCCTTCCTCACATCCGGGAACGCCGCCGCCAGTTCCGCCAGCCGCGCGCGTGTCAGGGGCGGGACCATACCCTCCCGCCCCAGCATGATCTTCAACTCCACCGGGGTGAGCCGCCAGAACACCGTCGGCTCCAGGCCCAACCCGTGCAGGCCTGCCTGCATCAGGCCCGACCAGTCGATCTGGCTCATGACTCGCCCGGCAGCGCGAACGCCCGCGCCAGCAGTTCCGCCGCCGCCCGCGCCGCCTCGACCGGCCCGCCGCCGATCTCGACCCGCAACAGGTCAGCCGCCGACCCCTGCCAACCGCCTCCCCGCAGCCCCGCCACGATCAGCGCCAGCACGTCGCGCGTCGAAAATCGCCGCTCCTCGAACCGCTGCACAAGATCCAGCAGCGACCCCGTCTCCAGCGCATCCTCCAGCTCGGCCAGCGCGCCCAGCGTCAGCTTCGCCACATGCGGCTCACCATCCAGCCGGATCGCCACCTCTCCCGCCCAGGGGTTCGCCATATCAAAGCGCCGTAAACGTCAGGGCGCCCGCCGAGGCCATCGCCATCTCGTAACTGGCCTCGTCGTTGTGGCTGCCCGAATACTCGATCGAGGTGATCTGGAACGGCCCCTCGATCACGCCGAAGCTCGGGATCACCACCTGGAAATCCGGGATCTCGCCGTTGAAGAACACCTGCCTTGCCCGCTCGTCGGTGTTCTCGTCCCGAAACACGCCCGAGCCCGAGATCGCCGCCGACTTCACCCCGGCGCCCGCCAGCAGCTCCCGCCAGCCGCCCTGGCTCTCCAGGCTGGTGACGTCCACCGATTCCGTGTTGAAGCTGATCCGCGTGGCCCGAAGCCCCGCAATGGTGACGAACTGCCCATCCCCGGTCTGGTCGATCTTGATCAGCAGATCCTTGCCGCTTTGCACAGCCATGTTCGCTCTCCGTAATGCGATGTTGCGTGGCGTCTCGCGCCTCCCCTCCCCCTGGTGGGGAGGGGCTGGGGTGGGGGGCGCCGGGCTAGAACTGAACCCGCGCCCGGAAGGTCAGATCGATCCGCCGCGTCTCGCCTTCTTCGATCCGGCGAGCACTCGCCCGGACAAAGAAAAGGCTCACCAGCGCCCCCCGGCTCAGGGTCAATGGCGCCCCGATCAGCGCGTCCGAAATGTCGGCGGCCACGGTCTTGATCGACAAAAAGCCCGTGGCATCGGTGATCACGCTGATCACCAGCTGATGCTCGGCCCCCGCGCCCGACTTGTCGGACTGGTCGCGCGCCTCCTCCGGGCCAATCAGCACGAAGGTCCCGGTGACGTTCGGCGGCACGGCGTCGTAGATCGCCACCCCGGTCAGGGCAGCCCAGCCCGACAATCGCTGGAACACCGCCGTCTGCAAGGCGGGCGCTGCACCATAGCTCATTTAGGCACCTCCTCGCGGGCGAAACAGGTCAGATAGCGGCCAAACTGGTCACGTTCCGTCACCGCCTGGATCAGGAACAGCCGCGCCCCTTCGCGAAGCCGCTGTCCCGCCTTCGGACGCGACGGCGCTCCCGTCGGCGCGCCCCGGACCGTCACCCGGTAAGGTACCGCCGACAGCATCCGCTCCTCGCCCAGAGTATCGCTGCCGGAGCCCGGCAGGACCTCGGCCCACAGCGTGCCCAGCGTCGTCCAGGCCTCGGTGAAACCGCCCGCGCCGTCCGCCGTCCGGACGACGCCCTCCAGCACCAGCGCCCGGTTCAGATGCGGCGCGTTCATTTCCGCCCCCCGCCCAGGATGCGCACCGTGCGCCAGCGCTCGATCAGCGTCACCACGCC